GCGGAGAGGGAACCTTGTTCTTGCCATTGCAGTTGGCTGAGGGCAACTGACAGCCATCGTGTTCTGACCAAACAGCCGGCTGAGCGCCGGCTGTTTCTGGGCTCCATGTTGCGCATAATATTTATTGGGGTTATTTATCGACAAAACACAACATCTTGGGCTGGGAGCCTGGCCACGTCGGGATCCGCCCTGTTATCTTCGGCTCCACCGCACCTGACCCTTTTGAAAGTTGGTGGGGAGAGGCGCTCGGAGCCTGTGCACTAGCCGCCGTCCTGGTGGCTGTGGCCTTCATCTAGGAGGCCACCATGCAGAATCTACGGCATTTTTCTGGCGAATCCAGAAACCTGCGCCTGCCGCGTTCGATGCGCGAGGCGTACCAGGACAACCGCTCACTGTACGTTGAGGAGAGCCGCGCTGCGGTGGTGCTCGACGTCATCAAGACAGCCGCCCTAATCTTTGGAGCAGCAGCCTGTCTCTACAAGTGCACGGGGGTGGCCTGATGCAGCTCGCCCTTACGCCGCCGGCGCCTGTGACCGGCAAACAGATCCGGGACGCTGTCCTAGACGATTTGAAGAAGCGCCGCTGGGCCTACATCACCAAGGCCCGCCGCTTCGCCGCTGACTTCGCCCGCCGCTGGGGCGTGGTCAGCATCAACGACGTGCGCGATGGGTGCCCGCCGCCGGCCGACGTGCCGCCGGCTGCCCTCGGCGCCGTCTTCAAAGAACGCGACGTCTGGGTGGCCGTCAGCTTCACGCTGGCCAACCATCCGGCCGCGCACGCCCGTGTCGTCCGCGTCTACAAGCTGAAAGGAGAACATCGTGGTCGGTAAAGTCACCCCAGACACCATCATGTCCGCCAGCCGCTTGCCGGCGCTGCTGGGCCATTCCAAGTACAGCACCCCTAACGACGAGCTGCAGATCTGCATCGACGCCATCAACGGCAAGGCGCGGAATAACGACAGCAACGAGTCGATGGAGTGGGGCAACCGCCTCGAGGCCGTGATCCTGCGCGAGGCCGCCTGGCGGCTGCAGCTGGACGACATCAACACGCACCACCCGTCGGCCTACTTCCACCCGAAGCTTGCGCTGGCGTGCAGCCTAGACGGCGAGGGGCTGGGCACCGGCAGCGTCGTCACCAGCGACCCGGAGAAGGGCATCTACGTCGTCGGGCAGGACAGCATCAAGCTGGACGGCCCTGGCGTGCTTGAGGCCAAGGTGACGAAGACGCCGCCAGAAGACGTGCCGGCCCTGTGGCGCGGCCCCATCCAGCTGCAGGCGCAGATGATGATCACAGACAACCCCTGGGGCGCAGTGTGCGTGCTGTACCAGGGCGTCGAGCTGCGCATCTTCCTGTTCGACCGGCACGAGGCAACCGAACAGGCCATCGCTACCGCCGTCGACGACTTCCAGCGCCGGCTGAACTCGTACCAGACCACCGGGGAAATCGACTGGTATCCGCCGGCCAACGGCGCCGACCTCGACCGGATGTACGCCCACGCTGAGGAGCGTGTGGTTGAGCTGGGCGATGACGCTGGCGAGCTGGCGCTGCGAATCCTTGAGGCGAAGGCCGACAAGGCGCGCCTGGAAGAGCTCATCAGCTCGTCCGAGATGAAGCTCAAGGGGCTGATGCGTGACGCCGACACGGCACGCGCTGGCCGCTACCAGATTGCCTGGCCGATGCGGAACTACAAGGCCCAGCCGGAGAAGGTTGTGCCTGCCAAGCCGGCGTATGCGGTCCGGCAGTCGACGCTGTCGATCAAGGAGGTGGTGGCATGAGCAGCAAGGTCGCCATTGCGGCTCGTACGGCCGCCGCCAAGGAGTTGCAGAAGCTGGTGTACCAGGTGCAGCGCAACCCCGAACAGATTGTCACTCGCGACCAGGCGATGCGCGTCATCGACAGCATCTGCGAAGCGGTGATCACCACCATCGAAACGTATTTGGAGGACAAAGATGCAGTTAACCACTAGCAACCAGGGCTTTGCGCCCGTCACTCTGGACGAGGCCATGCGCTTTAGCGAGATGCTGGCCAAGTCTCAGATGGTGCCCAAGGCCTACCAAGGCCGGCCCGAGGACGTGCTTGTTGCCGTGCAGTGGGGCAAAGAGCTGGGCCTCGCGCCGCTGCAGGCGTTGCAGAACATTGCCTGCATCAACGGCAAGCCGAGCGTGTACGGCGACGCAGCGATGGCGCTGGTGCAGGCCAGCCCCGTCTGCGAGGGCGTCGACGAACACTTTGAGGGGGAAGAGGGCACCGGCAAGTACACCGCGGTGTGCATCGCCAAGCGCAAAGGTCGTAACCCGGTCATCGCCAGGTTCAGCGTCGAAGACGCCAAGCGCGCCGGGCTGTGGGGCAAGGCAGGCCCGTGGCAGGCCTACCCCAAGCGGATGCTGCAGATGCGCGCCCGCGGCTTTGCTCTACGCGATGCGTACCCCGACGTGCTCAAGGGATTGATCACGGCCGAGGAGGCTGCGGACTACCCGGCGGAGCGCGAGCGCGACATCACGCCTGTTCGCAAACCCGCTAACCCGCTCGACGCGGTCAGGCCAATCGCGCTGCCGGAGCCTGAGCTGGACGCTGGCGTGCCGGTTGAAATCATGCCGCCGGTCGAGGTGTACGCGCCAGACTCAGAGCAGGTGCGCGAGATCTCGGAGCGGGTTATCGACTTTGAGGATGCCCAGCGTGGTGAGGACGTAACGCCCTCCGTTAGTTTCCCGCTGATGGTGCCGGGCAAGTCGGAGCCGGACAGCGTCTACGCCACGATGGATGAATGGGAGCAGGCCTACGAGGCGATCGCCGAGCGCGTCGCCACCAGCAAGCGTTGGGAACCGCGGCAGCGCATGACCAAGTTGCGCGAGCTTAAAGAAGCCAACGAGGCGCTGATCCAAGAGCACGGCGGCCCGACTCTACTGGCCAACCTGCAGCGCGGATATCAGAAGCGGCTCGGGATCCTGGGCGTGATGACCAAGGGCGCGGCATGACCCCACGGCAACAGCAGCTGGTCGAGATCCGCGGCGTTTTGTGTCAGCGTTTTGGGCGCAATCCGTCCGTCAGAGAGCTCGCCAAGGCGATGAACTGCTCTCACCACAACATCTGGAGAATGCTTAAAGGGATGAGGCTTACAGGCTGCACATAAAGCGCACCACAACGCGCAACCTTATGGGCAAGGCCGACGCCTTGCCCTTTTATTTTGCGTCGATTGTAGCGCGTCACAGCGAGCCGTTTTTCAGCGAGCTTGCTCTTGCCGCGTCGTACTGGGTGTAGCAGGCCTCGAGCTCGGCTCGGATGGTGTCTGCGCGGGCAGCTTCCCCGACAAGAAACTCCGCATCCGGTCGATAAAGCTCGGAGCCCGTACATCCTGGCTGGCTTTCGGCAGGTCCGGCACTACCGGGCATTGCACCGGGGGTGGGGCGCTGGGCGCGGTCGCGCAGGCTGTCAACCAGAGCGCGGTGCTGGCGGCTAAGACGGTCGAGCGCATCTCGTTTCTCCTTTTGCTGTTGGTCTGCGGTCTGCTGCAGCTGCTGCTCTGCCTTGCGCACCAGGTCGACAAGCTTGGCTCGCGCCAGCTCCTGCTGTGCACGGTCTGCGTCCCACTCGCGCTGGACGTGTTGCTTACCCGCGCCGTAACCCTTCCACCAGGCGCCGCCCAGCAACAGCACACCGACAACGGCGCCGATCACCCAGCGGTTTGTCAGTACCCCAAGCATTTGGCGTGCTCCTCGCGTCTGCGTTTGGTGAGTCCCGGCAGGGGTTGGCCCTTGAACTTGTCCCACTTAAGGATCTCGGCACAGGCGCCGGCGTAGTCGCCGGTCTTAAGCTTGCGCACCAGCGTCGAGCTGCAGAACGCGCCAGCGCCGATGTTGTAGGTCAGGCTGACGTACGCATCGAACTCATGTTGATACATGGGCACCGGCGCGCAGCGGCGCACTGCTGTCTCAAATTCGTTGGCGTGATCCAGCAAGCGGACCAAGGCGCGAGGCGCGGTGATGCGGTCACCCATCTTGACGTTGTCGGTGGTGCCAAACCCAATGGTCGGCACGTCACCGGGCACCGGGATGTAGGCCTCGTCGCGGTAGCCCTCATGCAGCGCAATGCCGACCAGCGCCGCAGCTGACAGCGAGAGGGCGGCAATGTGCGTGCGCTGCACTAGACGTCCTTTTGCGCAACCAGGCGCGCCACCAAAGCGGACATGGTGGCAAGCGCGGACAGGCTGGCGAACAGGTTGCGCGGGATAGCGTCGGCATACAGCGGCAGCACAATCTCGCACGCGGTCAACACGCCGGCCAAGATCATCAGCCGGATGGACCAAGCCTTGTTAAGGATCTCGCGCCAGTTGTCGTACAGCTTCATTGTTGGCCGGCGTCCATGAAGCGGCAGAACAGATCGCCCTCGTCGTCTGTGTCGAGCTCCAGCTCGGTGCCGTCGTCGAGCACTAGGCCAAACGCCCCGTCGTCGGTGTAGACGTCCTCGATGGTCCGGCCTACCAGCGCGTTGAGCCGCTTCTCAAAATCCTCGTCAGTCATCTCAAACCTCCCAAACTTTGCCGCGGAAATAGAGCAGGCCGTCCTCCACCACCTGCGCGAGCTCGGGCGGCATGAGGTAGCCATTCATGAAAGTGAGCACGGCAAACCCGCTGCGCCAGTTGCGCGGGCCGTCCTCTAGGTAGCCGAACTGCGGACCCCACACGTCGGCCATCGTCCCGGTGTCGACGCCGTAGATCACGCCGCCGTTGGTCAGCGCCATCGTCGTGCGTGGCGTCACCCGCAGGTTGTGCAGGTGGCCGGTCACCGTGTTGATCTGGGCGTCGCCGGTGTTGTTCCAAGTAGCGTGGATGCCGTTCTTGATGCGGTGCTTGATGACGGTATGGTCGTTGACGTTGATTGCCCAGCACGCCTTCCAGCGCGGCAGGTGGTCAGACAGCGCCATGCCGAACACGCCCTCGTACTCCGGCGCCTGGGTGGCGAGGAGGGCGTCATACCGTAGGTCGTGGTTGCCCCAGGTGCGGATGCACTTGGCGTTGCCGGCCACCTTCTCGATCTCATGCAGCCGGTCCTGCACCGCCTCTAGCTCCTGCTTCACGGTCGGCCGCGATTCCCAGCCCCGGCGCGGGTGTCGACTGTTGCTGGCGCCGTCGAACAGATCGCCATTGAGCACGACGTAGTCAGGCTTGAGCTCCTGGACCAGACGCACGAACCCGCGGTGCGCGGTCGTGATCATGTCGGGCCAGTAGTGGCAGTCGCTGCCGACGATGATGCAGCCATCGTCCAGGCGCACCCGCATCGTGCTGTCTTCGCTCGGCCGCGTTGCGTACTGCGTAGCAATCAGATCTGGGCGATGAATAGCAGTCAGTGCCAGGTCGTGCTTTTGTTCAAGAACTCGGCGGCGTTTGTGAGCTGCTCGCTCACTAATCCCCAGTTCTGCAGCTACGACACGCGCACCGCCAAGGCGGCGCCAGATTTCGATGAACTCTTCATCAGACACTCGGGTCGCCATCGCATCCCCTGTTGGGCCGTTTGGATACTGTACGATTTATGTGTTGCGCTTAAGTTTCAACCGCCCAGCATCTTCTTAAAAAGCAATGTGATAGCAGAACCGACCGCTCCGGCCGCAAGCACTAGGACGTACAGCCCGCCCTTGCCCTGGTTGATCATCGCGTTGACGTGCACCATCTCCTGGCGAAGCAGGTGGATCTCGCTGGTCAGCGTCTTGACGTCAGCCTGCAGCGCGCCAAAGTCTTTGGGGTCAATCTCGCTCATCACTCACCTCAAGCCGGTCGCACTAGGCAGCCGTCAAACCTAGTCGCGTCCTGCGCCGCGTTCGTGTTCACCGAGCTGCCGGTAACGTGGTAGCCAAAGCACTCGACATAGTCTGTCGTGCCATTCAGATAGACCAAGCCGCTGACCGTGGCGACAGGCCCGGAAAAGGTGCCGGGGATGTACTGGCCGCACAGCACCTGCGTGCCGTTCTTTTGGATGTACGCCAGCGGGTTGGTAGCACTGCCGCTGAATTGAATCCTGGCATTGACCTGGTAGTACCCCGCGACGGTCGGCGTAAACCGCGAGCTTGAGAAGTTGCTGTTGGTGTCGAAGTCCTCGACCTGGAAGCTGACCTTGGTCTGAGCTCCGGTTGCAAGCGATGTGGCTGCATTGGCGTACGCGCTGAAGGCCGGAGCGTTTGGCACGTTTGAGACTTTCGTTGACTTGCCCATTGGGACGTTCTCCTTTCGCCCCAATGGGGGCTAATGGTGTTTGTACTTAGACCGGCGGTTTGATTTCCAACCAGCTGGTGGTTGACTCGTCCCAGCTGTACGGCTTGCCGTCGTCGGGCATGGGCACAGGGGCTTGCCACTGGCAAGTGTCCTCGATTAACACCCAGCTGGGGTACGGCTGCGGCGTGATGAACGCATCTCGGCCAGCGTCGTAGGTGTAGCCGATGCCGGCGTAGTTCTTCCTCATGCTGGCGTTGTAGCTGGTCTGCACCCAACGACCACCGAACAGGCGTGTGCAGAACCCGGCGCCAACCGCCTCGCTCTCAACGCCGTTGGCATCAAGGCACTCATTGTTGTGGACGACGATGACTTGCGTCACCACGCTGTTCTCATCCAGTTGTGCAAAATGAGCCATGTTTTACCTTAGAACGTGATTGAGCCGGAGCCTGTCCACTTGTAGATGCGATAGCCCCCGCTCACTGTAATGGTTGGCGAGCCTGTAGTAGACGCAGCTGCGGAATTGGTGTCTGGGTAACGAATAATTACGATGCCAGAACCGCCAGCGCCAGAATTATTGCCAAACCCACCGCCACCGCCACCACCTCCGCCAGTATTTGCCGAACCAGCGGTAGGTGCGGTTCCTGTGCCAGCCGATGCACTTTGTCCACCGTTTCCACCGCCACCAGAACCGCCAGTACCTCCAGTTGTGCCATTGTTTCTAGAACCGCCACCACCGCCGCCCGCATAAGTTACTGATGAACCAGATATAGAAGATGCAGTTCCGGCCCCACCATTACCACCCTTTACTCCAGATGTACCGTTGCTACCGACAGCACTAGCGCCGCCACCGCCACCACCCTCATCACTACCATCTGAACCGCCATCATTACCTTGTCCTGAAGTGCCAAACCCATTTGTACTAGACGACCTAGTTCCACCACCGCCAGAACCGCCCTGTGGTGGACGATTGCCATTGGTATTTGCATAGTTATAATGATTTCCGCTGCCGCCGCCGGTTGAGGTAATTGAACTGAAAACAGAATTGTTGCCTATAGATGGCTGAATGGTGCCATCTGTTTGAGAAGCGGCTCCAGCACCAACAGTAATCGTATAAGAAGTACCAGCAGCAACAGAAAATCCAGTTGCTGTACGGAATCCACCAGCACCACCACCACCCCCACCAATGGAACTATTGCCATACCCACCAGCGCCACCTCCAGCTACAACAAGGTATTCAACAGTAGTAGGGGGTTTGGAAGCAGATTTGGCAAACAACCCAAAACCTCTGGCTGATGCTGCTCCAAATGTAATAGGAAGAGGAGGGGCCATAATTATGCGAACTTGGTTTGAGCGGCAAAGATCGTAAAAGCAGCATTACCAGTCTTTACGATTGTGTATGTGTAGCCATCAATGCTTGATGCGTTGCCGGCAGTAGGTGCAGTACCACCTTGCCACTTCGGGGTGACAGCAGAACCATCAACCTGCACTACGTTGTTGTAGTAAGCGGTAGCACCCTGGGTCACAAGAAAAGCCACCGTAATGGATTGTCCCGTAGACATTAGAGTGTTCAGCGATGTGCCCGACGATCCACGGAAGTTGACCGTCCAGTTGGCTGAGGCGTTGCTGGTGTAGTACAGAACGCTTTGCGTGGTGACATCGTAGTTAATCGTACCGGTGGCTGCAGTGGCCGAGATGGTTGTCGTCTCAGCGGCGTTTGCCATTACATGAGAAATGACACTGCTAGTACCATTAAACGTCTGAGTGCCGGTGAATGTGTTATTGGCAGAAAGACCTGGCACTCCGGTCAAAGTGTTGTTCGCGTATGCAATCGTCTTGTTGGTCAACGTCTCAGCGCCGGTCAACGAGGCCTTGGCATCCAGCGCAGTCTGCAAACCTGTGATGTCACTGACGGCAATTGAGCCGGCGGCCTTGAACGACAGGATGCGCACTTCGTCGTTGAGCTGCAGCGCCGAGTTAAAAGTAATGGTGGTGCCGTTGGTGGCAACGATGTCAGCAGCGTCAAGCAGCACGCCATTGACCCAGACATAGGTGTAGTTGACGCGGTAGCCGCCGGTGAAGGTGTAGCTGGTCTGGCCAGCGGTGGCGGCGAACGTACGCTCCGACAGCGTGTCAGGCGACGCGGCCTGCTGCTGCCAGGCGCTGCCGGTCCAGACGCGCATCTCGTTGGCGACGGTGTTGAAGTAGATCGCGCCGGTGATCAGCGCGTTGCCGTCATTGTCGACGCTGGGGTTGCTGGACTTCGCGCCCAGGTAGCGGTCGTCGAAGCTGTCATACGCGGACTCGGCAGCGGTCTGCGCAGCCTGAGCTGCGGTGGCACTGTTGGCCGCGTTGGTCGCGCTAGTGGACGCATTGCTTGCCTGCGTAGTTGCAGTGCTTGCAGAGCTGGCTGCGTTGGATGCGGAAGTTGACGCAGCTGACGCGGATCCAGCTGCGGCAGTGGCGGACGTGCTGGCGTTAGACGCGGAAGTGCTGGCCGCAGACGCGCTTGAGGAAGCGTTGCTGGCGGACGTCGATGCTGCGCTGGCACTGCCAGCAGCGTTCGTGGCCTGGGTGCTTGCCGTCGACGCGTGGCCTGCCGCGGTGGTCGCGGAGTTTGCGGCGTTGGTGGCTGATGTGCTTGCGTTGCTGGCGCTGGTTGACGCATTTGAGGCAGACGTGCTGGCGGCACTAGCGGAGCTCGCGGCGTTCGAGGCCGACGTGGATGCGTTGCTGGCCGATGTCGACGCGGCAGAGGCAGACGAGGCCGCAGCTGCAGCCGAGGAGGCCGCGCTCGCGTTGTCGACTAGCAGATCCCACTTGGCGCTGTCCGCGTTGGTCGAGATCGGCCGCGAGCCGCTTGAGGTGTGCGCGGTGTTGGCGTAGTAGACGTTGCCGTTGCTGGTGTCCTTGACGATGTCGCGCTTGTTGTACGCAACGCCCGCGGCCCAGTTGCCGCGGTTGTTGCCGATCACCTCGCCGGTCACCGGGTTGCCGTTCGAGTCGAACGCCAGCGTCTTGTTGGCACGCACGCTCGCACGCGGCAACACCATGTTGATGCTCGTCGGATCTGTCTGCGGCGCCTTAAGTGCGCGCTCTGCGACCTCGGCGTTTTGCTGCGAGAAAATGGTCAGCGAGTCGAGCTCGTCGTTTACCACGTTGGCGAAGAAGTCGCCGCCTGTCACGAAGTCGCTGGTGCGCTGGATGGCGCGTGCGCCGACGATGGCAATCTGCGTGGCGCCGGTGGGCGCTGCAGTCAGCGTGATGTACCCGGTGCCGTTTGCGTTGATTGTGACCGTGTAGTTGGTGGTCAGCGTGAGCAGCACGTCGTCCTTGTAAACCGCAAGGTCGGTCGCCGCCAGGATCTCAAACGTGAAGTTGTACGGGCCGGTGCCGCTGGCCGCGTACACCACCCGCCGAGGTACGTTGCTGATCGCGTATGTTGGCATTGGTCAAACCTCCCTAATGCAAATTGTACTGCGCGGTTATGGTTTGTAAAACATACCGTTAGCCCGACGAAGCTCCTCAAGGTCCATTACCTTGACATCAAGCGTTGGATCTTCCGACCTCAGCTGCGAGCGGGCTGCATTTATCAGCTTGTCGTGCGCGCTGCGCACTGCCTTCTGCTGCTCGTCCAACGGCAGCAGGTCGAATCCTGGCATCGAGAGCAGCTGCTCAAGTTCGCCCTTGGCGTTGAGCTCCTTGCCATAGATGGTGAGCAGGCGGTTGTATTGCGTGGCGTCTAGCTCCACACCGTCAAGCTTGCGGTCTGGCATTCCAATCGGCGAGCCCATTCGCACCAGCAAATCGTCGACCACCGAGAACTGCACCGGCGACACGCGGGTC